CGACAGGGCTAGTGGGGGGGTCCTTATATGGGTATACGCGGAAAGGTATCTATATATATATAGGTTTTTTTGTAATATATATATATATGGAAATACGGAAAGAGTGGAAAGTATATACTGTCTCAGAGAGATAGAGACATACCCCCCCCCACCTACCCCCCTCGGCTTCCGGAGTTCCTCTGATTCCGCTGCAGCCGGGGGGGGACCCCCTCTTTCCGGCATATACCCAGCTGTTCCCCCCCCCCCCACCCCCTACGCCTTTTTTTCGCGGCTTTTATCACGCTCTAGAGGGGGGGCGGGCGCTTGGAATTTGTCTAAAAAGGAAAGCAGCTCGGGGAGGGAGTGGACGACGGCGGTAAGGCAGCCGGCGCGCTGCCATTCGGCCAGGCGGGCGGCCTGCAGGGGGGTGGGGCGTTTACCGGGCTGCTTGAGTTCGATCTCGAAGGGGGTGCCTCCCCAGACGCCGTGGAGATCGGGGTCGCCGGCGGTCTGGTAGGCGGAGCCGTGGCGTTTGCGGAAGGCTAAGGTGGGGTTGGTGCGCTGCAGGTGCCGGAGGTGCTTTTCGACGGCCAGTAGCAGGGTGTGCTCGGTCATCAGGGTTCGGGTTCGGCTTCGGGTTCCTGGCCGTTGCCGCCGTTGAGTTGCGGGTTGCGGGCGGGGGCGGCCAGTTTGTAGTTTTTCTTTCTGGCGGCCTGGATGGCCTGATAGAGCTTGGAGTGGTAGACCTGCCAGCGGGCGTGTTCTTTCTGCTGCTGGTCGTTGAGGCTGGCGGGGTCCACGTGGCTGCCCAGCTTCAGGCGGCGGTAGTGGCGCTGCAGCGACTGTTCGCAGGCCTTATGGTTTTCGCGGGAGGCTTCCGCGTCGGTGAGGATGCGCAGCGACAGCAGCTTGGCGCTGTGTTTTTCCGAGTGGGTTTTGCAGGTGAAGCCGCGGGCTTCTTCGATGCGGGCGACCAGGTTCATGACCCGCAGTTTCATGTCGCCTTCCTCGCACTTGCCCAGGATCTCGTCGAGGTCGGCGCGGGTGAAGACGTCGCCTTTCTGGAGGCTTTCAAAATCGACCGGATATTGATTGTTCATGGGATGTGCCTTTCGGAAAACTGCGGGAGCCGGTAGGCTCCCGCACTGTGCTGAGGATAGGCCTGGTCTGGACAGGTACGGCTGGCGTAGGCGTGGACGGGCATGCTAAGGACCGCGGGGGATCGCCGGAGGTCGGGCCAGCTGTGGAGCTGCGGGAGCCGGTGGGCTCCCGCACTGGGATAGGATGAGCGCAGGTTCGGCCGGGTCGGCGCAGCGATGGGTTTGGCCAGGGGTGACGAGAGCTTCATTTGGCTTTGGCCTTGGCTTTCCGGGCGGGCGCCTCGCCCTCGGTCGAAGACAGCACCCGGACCTCGAAGCGGCCGTATTTGGGGCGGTAGCTGCCCAGGCCCACCAGGCGCCCGCCCAGCTCGAACAGATCGATCACCTGCGGTTTCTCGATGATGCTGGGGAAGTAGTTGGCCTTCACGATAATGGACCATTCGCGGAACAGGGGCCGGTTGGCGATGATCCACTGGCGGGAGGTGCCGGTGCCGGTGCGCACCCGGCGGCGCAGGGTGTACTCGCGGCGGTGGGCGAACACGGCTTCCACGGTGAGTGGCCCGCGGCCGTTCGAATGCAGCGGGAAAGGGCCTTCCAGCAGGAAGCCGGACTGGGCCTTGGCGCGCATGCGGCGCATGGCGGCGGCCTGCACCAGCATGGCCTCCACGGCCGAGGGGATGACGCAGACCTGGCCGAAGCCGGTGATTTCCACCTCATCGTTTTCGACGCTGAGGAGGCCCTCTTCGGTGCCATAGAGGCCGCCTGCGAAATCGATGGTCTCGATCAGCCGGCGCTGCGACTCGGTGCGCAGTTTGGCCTTGGTGGCGCTGTACTGCCTTTTCAACAGCGCGATGGGGTCATCCGGGTCGGCCCGGTCTCCGTTATCTTGAAGTAGGCCGGGGGGCAGCCCGACCAGTTCGACTGTGATCGTCTCAATCAAAGCTGACATGTGAATCTCCTTGTGTGTGTAAAGTTTGCGGGAGGCTGGCAGGCCTCCCGCACTGTGGAATGCTGGGGACGGGCGAGCTCAGCAGTGGCATGGCATGGGGCGCAGTGCCGAGGAAAAGAGCATAAGAAAATTCGCGGGAGCCGGAAGCTCCCGCGCAGTGAACAGGGCGGGTAGGGAAAGGTGCGCCAGGGCCAGGTCGGCCGGGCACAGGTCGGCCGCGGTGAGGAAAAGGGCATAAGAAATTCGCGGGATCCCGGAACATCCCGCGCAGTGAGTCGGTAGGCATAGGCGGGGCTAGCGGCGGTTAGGCATGCCGAGGCAAGTGTCGGGCAGCCCAGGAGAGGGTTGGCGGGGAGTGCTGCGCCGCGGTGAGGCCTGGGAGGCAGGGGTGTGGTTAGGTCAGCAAAGCGGCGGGCTGTGGGGGTGAGAGCCTGGAAGGGGGAAACGCGGGAGCGGGGCTCCCGCGCTGTGGCGAGCGAAGCAACGCAGAGGCCGGGGCTGGCCAGGTCGGCCAAGTGCTGGGCTGTCGGGCGAAGCGCCGTTCTGTCGAGGCCTGGTCCGGTCTGGGGAGGCTTGCCGGAGGCTGGTCTGGCGCGGTGAGATTTGACTTGGTTGGGGTTCATGGTTTTTCCCGGTAAAGCAGGGACTGCCAGACCTGTTTGGGGCGGCGGTGGCAGAGGGCCATGGCGCTTTTGGCGGGCAGCACGGGCGCCTTGGCGCAGATCCCGTCGAGCATGGCGCGCCGCATGATGGCGCCCATGGCGCGCGGCTCGCGGGCGTAGCCGTCGCTATGGAACAGGAACAGCTCCCTCCACACGTGGTCGGTGGTGAAGCGCCAGTGGGTGCGGGCGACCTGTTCGACGGCCTCGTAGGCGGCCTGCTTCCAGTGCCGGTCGGCGGCGGCCTCCACGCGCTCGATGGCTTCTTCGGCTAGGGCCTGGCCGGCCCCGGCGTCAAACAGCGGGATCTGGGTCATGGTGATGTCCGTTCAGCCGCCGGGCGGTGGATTGGAGCAGGCGGCAGGAGAACTGGCGCGGCCCCCACTCAAAGGCGAACGTTTCGCCGATGACGTGGTTGAGCGCCTGGCCGGAGCCGTGATTGCGGCCCATGCAGGAGCACTCGCAGTCCATGCCCTGGGCCTCCCAGCAGGCGGGTGCGCATTTCTGCATCTCGCGCCAGATCTGGATGATATAGAGCTTGCGGTAGCGCGCGAGCAGCAGCCGGGCCAGCTCGTCGAAGCGCGAGCGGGGCAGCTCCCAGGCGCCGTAGCGGGCCAGCCAGCTGGCCAGGCGCCCGTTCCGGCCGCGCAGGTAGAGGCGGGTGTCGTGGAACAGCGGCGCGGAGGGCAGGCGCACCAGCAGGCGATCGGGCCATACCGGTTTGTAGAGCACCGGGATCCTGCCGTTAAGCCAGATGCCCGCGGCGTTGGGATCGTCCGTCATGGCGCCACCTTCCGCCACCGGGCACAGTATTCGTGCCAGGGTGCGCGCTTGCGCAGCCAGCCCAGCTCGTCGAGCATGTGCTCGCGCACCTTCCAGGGTTCATCGCTCCGCATCATGGCTTCAACGACCTCCAGCGGGATGGGGTCGGCCGGGCGGCCGTCCTCCCTGGTGGGGACGCGCGGCACGCGGCGCTCCTTGAACCGGTCGGGGATGCCGGGACCGTCCAGATAGACGATCGGGGCGCCGGCCATGGCGGGCCATAAGGCCGCGTAGTAGTCGCGGATGGCCGTGCGCAGACTGGGGTGGTCGAGGTCGCTCCAGATGCCGATGGCGGGCTGGCCGCCGATTTCGATCGGGCGGCAGCCGGCCACGGCCAGCTGCCGCCCGCACAGCCAGAGGCGGCGCAGTTCGATCTGGCGTTCCTCCTCCGGCGTCAGCTTTCTTTTAGGCTTTGCCGCCATTTTCGGCTTCCGGCTCGGCGCGTTTGCGCCGTTTTTTGGGGTCTGCGGAAACGGTGATGGTGGCCCGGTCGCCGTCCGTGGTTTTGGTTATGAATAAAACACCGCCGTTTTTCTGGGCGGCGGCGGTGAGCTGGACGAGGTCCTCCAGCGCGAGTTCGATGGTCATGGTTGCTATGTCTCCTTTCATGAGAGTTCGGGGAATTTGCGGGCCCAGGTCCACTCGGTGCCCGCTTTGTTCAGGATTCCGTAGTGCGTGAGCTTGTTGGCCAGCTCGTAAACCTGCGAGTGTTTCCAGCCCAGCTCGGTGCTGACATCCTTGGCGGTGAAGGCGTGGCTGCCCAGCTGCCGCCAGAGCTGGCGCAGGCGGTGGAAGTCGTTGGCCACCGGGCCGTCCAGGATGAAGTCGAAGTCCATGGTCTCTTCCCGGAATTTGATGATCATGACTTTGTCGCCCAGATCGCGCGACTCGACGTGCACGCGGCGGTGCGGATCGCCCTCGGGCAGCTCGCGGATCCGCTCGATGTACAGCTGGCCGCTGGGGCCGGCATGCATGGCGAAGGTGCCGGCGGCCTGTTCGGACCAGTGCAGATGCGCCGAGCTTTTGCTGCCGTGGTGGAGCAGCAGGATCGAGCACTGGGTTTCGATGGCCAGGCGGGCCAGCTGGGCCAGCTCCCGCGCTTCCAGTTTCACAATGTCGCCTGTCTGGGAGCGGATGCCGCGCAGCGCGGTATAGGTGTCCAGAATGCAAAACCCGATCTTGAGCTGCAGGATCTCGTTTTTGAGCCAGGGCAGAAACTCCGGATCGGTGATGGTGAGCGGGTTGAGCGGATCGGGCAGGGCATAGGAGAAGCCGTCCGCGTCGCGCTCCGCCGCGGCCCGGCTCTTGATCAACATCTTCTTGATGGAGGCTTCCGCCTGCGGGTCGTCCCAGGCGAGCAGCAGGACGTTGGTCTTTTGCGTGGCATAGTTGTCCATCAACGCCAGGCCCCGGATGAGAGAAAACGCCATTTGGGTGCTCAGGATGCTTTTGCCCGTTTTGGGCGCACCCACCAGCAGGTTGAGGCCGGGCGAGCTGAGGATGCCGGCGATCAGCTGGAAGGGCATGGGGATATCCTTGGTGCGCAGCGCGCCGGCGGGCTGGCAGGTGGGCATCACGCGGGGCGCCCGCGCCGCCTGGGCGGACTGCAGCTGGAGCCCCAGCCGCCCGGCGACTTCGCGGTAGAGGCGCTCGTGGAGGAGCTGCTTGTCGAGCAGGTGGCGGAAGCCGGTGATCTCGCGGCCGTCCTGATAGCGCTGGTAAGTCGACGCCACGGTGGTTTCGGCTTCGTGCAGGAGCTGGTCGTTCAACTCGTCGCGGTACACCACGCGGAAGATGGCGCGCAGGAAGCTCAGGGTGTCGGCCTCCGGCCACTTGGCGCGGGCCAGGCCGCCGGCCAGCCCCAGATAGAAGTCGTGCCGGGCGCCGGAGGCTGGGGCATGGCGCCCCAGCAGCGCGGTCACGAAGGTAAAGCGCACGGCCTTTTCGAGCACCTCCCGGGAAACCTTGGCGGGCTTGCCGTTGCGGAAGAATTCGTAAGGCTCGTGCGAGGGGTGGATCGACGGGGGGACCAGGCTCATCATGCCGGATGAGCCGCGCAGCTCGACGATGCAGGCCTTCTCCGTGGTGGCGGCCAGCGGGTCCTGATATTTAATGGAATGCACCGGCTGGTCGGGGAAGTACCAGTGGTGCGAGGCGGGGTTGCTTTCGCGTCCAATGATTAGTCCGGTGTCGAGGGCATATTCGATCCAGGCCCAGTGGGCTTCCGGGGCGTCCAGGTCCACGTCGCTCAGGTTGTGGGGGGATCCGGTGCGTATGCCGAGATTCATCGGGCTGCCGTCGAAATACCGGTCGACGGCGGCCCGGTCGCCGGATAGCGCCAGCTTCTGCCAGCCTACGAGGCGGGATCCCTTTTTATAGAGTTCGGCCGGGATCGGGTTGAAAGCGTGGTCGTCGATCCACCAGAGAGCCCACTCTCTAGGATTCAGCGGCATGGGGCACCAGAAAGGACCGGGGACTTCCCCCCGGCCCGGGTTAGAACGGGGCCTGTTCGTCTTCCTGAATATCGGAAGCCGTTTCTTCCGGAAGCACCGCGGCCTCCGGGTCAAGCGTGGTATCCACTTCCATGGGCCGGAGAAAGTCCTTCATCTGTCTGGAGTAGGGCCGCAGCAGCGCCCGCTGCTCGGGGGAGAGGCGCCGCTCGATGGTGAATACCACCTCGGCGTACTTGATGCCGCCGCCGGCATCCGCCATCACCGGAGTGAGTTTGGTGACCACGCCCCAGTGCGGGAAGCCGGCCGTCACCAGCTGGACGGAATACCGCAGCCAGTTTTGGATGCTGGTGACCGGCAGGCGGAACAGATGCGGCAGCAGGTCCTCGTGCAGCTTTATGAGCAGCTCCCTGGCTTCCCGGCAGGCCTTACCCGGTTTGGGTTCGCCATGCGGGCCGATGGCTGTATTGAATTTGTTATTGGGGCAGGTGTGGCAGGCGCCGCCCGGATCTCCTCTCCCGATAATGGTGTCGGTGGAGATGCAGTCCGGGATGCGCTCTTCCGCCGTGCGGTCCGGCGAGAAGGCTTTTTTCCAGTAAGCGCGCGTGCCCCGCGCGGCCACTACCACGCCGCTGAGCGTGTTGACCACCTGGGTGCCCGCGGCGCTTTCCAGCTGGAATCCCAGGGCGCCCGCGGCGAGCAGGCTGGCTTTGGGAAAGTTGCGCGGGCTGATCTGCTCGCCTTTTAGGTTCTCTTCGATCAGGTCCATGGCGGTGGCCATGCCCTCGGCGGTGATGACCGGGTCTTCCTCCGGGGTGGTGATAAGCTCCACCTCGGCGGGCTTCTTCTTGACGGTAGCGAGCCGTTTCTCAGGCATCGTCGTAAGTCTCCGTTTCTTCGGTTTCAGGGGTTCGGGGTTTTCTGCGATCGAGGACCTGCAGCACGAAGCCTGGCCGGACTTCGAGTACGTGCGCCAGGGCCGGCGGCAGGATTTTTTGGAGGGCGTCGGGGTCGGCCCCGGCGACCAGTTGATGATGCTCTTCCAGTTCCCGGATATAGGACGTGAGCAACTTGGTGTTGAAGTTTTCCTTGACCAGGCGTCCCAGGCCCGAGAGCTTGAGCGCCTCGCACACGCTCTGGCGGTTGACGCCGTGAATGGGATAGACCCAGGGGTCGCGCCGGAGCGACATGGTGAAGCCCGCGACTTGCAGCATGCCGAAGCCGGCCTCGCCGAAGAAGCCCTTGATCAGCGGGTCCATGGCGCGCTTTCTGGACTCGATGGTGTTCAGCTCCTCCTTCAGCTCGCGCTGACGGATGGTGAGCTGCGCGAATTCCAGGCAGACTTTGTACACCGGGTTGTCGGCCAGCAGTTCAGCTGGCGCTTCGAGATGCATAGGGTTCACGGCTGGCTCCTTTTTCTTGGAGGTCTTTCAAGACCGAGTCGACCAAGTCGCGGCGCGCCCGGACGGCATGCAGGACATATTGGTCAATGGAATTACGGATCTGTAAGTGGTAAAATACGCAGGGACGCTGTTGCGGCGGCCGGCGGATGCGCGCCCGGCTTTGCAGATAATTGGCCAGGCTGAAGCCCAGCGAATAATAGACCCCGATGCGGGCGCGGGTGAGATCGATGCCTACCTCGCCGGCCTGGATCTGGACGGCCAGCACGGGGGGGTCGTCGGGGCCGCCCCGCTGCCAGCGGGCCAGGTCGCCGCGGCGCTTGAGATCGCCCGAGAGTTCGCCCGAGGCGAGGCCGTGTTTCAGGGCGGCGCGGTGGATGGTGCGCAAGTCGCTGCGGAAGACTGCGAACACCACGATCGGCTCGCGGCCGATGTCGCCCAGGAAGTCGGCGAGCAGATCTTCCTTAGCCGTATCGATCGCATGCTCGACGTGCAGGTCGTCGGGCAGCGAGCCGCCGGTGATCTGCTGGAGGCGGAGCAGCTTCACCATCGCATTGGCAGCCGTGATCTGGGCCTGCGCGCCGATCCAGGCGATCATCTCCTCCTCCATCTCGCAGTAGATGCGCCGGCCCTCATCGCCCAGGTTGGCTGAGAGCGTCTCATCCATCTCGGGAGGCAGATCGAGCACCGAATCGTCGACCTGGAAAGCCAGCTGCCGGAACCGCTGCTGCAGCTCCTCCCGGTTTTTCCAGCCCACAATTTGTTTATCGAAATAGCCGCCCATCACGGCGTAGCGGTCGCGAAATGCGCTGAAGGCCGGGTCGAGGACGTGCGGATTCAGAAATCGAAACTGGGCCCAAATATCAGTAGGCTGGTGGGGCATCGGTGTGCCGGTGAGGCCCAGGCGCCGGAAGGCGTGCAGGCCGAGCTGTGCTACCCACTTCGAAGTGGCGCCCCGGCCGCTTTTGATCCGGTGCACTTCGTCGGCGATCACCAGCGGCCAGGCCTGCCGCAGCGCCCAGGAGGCAAAGGGCATGCGCCGGGCACTGTCGTAATTCACAGCGATGACCAGGCGCTTCTGGCGCTCGCGGCTCCAGATGAGCAGCTGCTGGGCCTCCGCGGCTTTTTCCGGGACGCTGGCATAGCGGTCGTCGAGCGCCGCGAACTGGTATTCGGTGGTGGAGAATCTCGTGAATTGCGTGCGCCAGACCTCGACGACGCGCAGCGGGCAGAGGATGAGAATCAACCGCGCCGCGATGCGCTGGGCCAGCTCGATGGCTACGCGCGATTTGCCGCCGCCCATGCAGATGGCGAGCATGGCCGCGTGATACTCACGGAACTTGGCAAGCGCGAAGTCGAGCGCCTGCTCCTGGTGCTGCCAGAGAGGTTCGGGCACGGCTTACTTCCGCGCGTCGATCTCTGCCACGCTCAGCATCAGCAATAACGAGAGCTCTTTATCCGTATAGGGCGCCTTGGGGTGTTTCAGCCGGCGCAGTAGCACACGCGTCGTTTCGCCGGCCAAGCTCCTGGACCGCAGGATTCGCGTAAGTCGCGCAATTTCTGCGAGGCGAGCTGTACGGGAATCGGGATTAACCCCTAAGTCCTTTGAAGAGAAATGATTTTCCTGTATATTGGATGATGCAGAAGCAGTTACGCACATGAGGAGCGTCACGATCCTTTCTGCCGCTTCTTCGATTTGCCGACCGAGTGCGGCTGTAGGTGACGAACGCTCCTCATTGTGCGCGCCTGTGAGATGGGAGTCAATACCCAACTTAAAAAAAATCGTAACGAACAAGCCAAGACAACAACGAGCGTGTGTGATGAAGAAAGAACCGAATGCCGAATTCGCCAATAAGCAGGAGGTTGCCGAAGTGAAACCGGCGCTGTCCCCTCCAAAGGGCCTTGACACAGACAAGGCTAAGCAGCGCGGCCCCAAGGCCGAGAAGGAGCAGTTAACTCTCCGCATCGACAAAGAGCTGATCAGGCTGGTCGATGATTACATGAAAAACGCCAGATCGCCGCTCCGTATCACCGACATCGTAGAGCGCGGCGTGGAGCTGGCTCTGCGCGAGTACGACCGACAGCTTCCACCGGTCACCCATCAGGTGCGTTTCCTGGTGGCCAACACCACCCGGATCCAGCAGGATCATATTCGCAACTTCATGACTTTCCTGGTGCAGGACGAGCTGGGTGAGCCGATTTCTGCCCGGGAAAAGAACGTGCGCGACTTTATCCTGGGGTACTTGAAGACCTTCGCGAGCCGCTACAAGGACGCGCAGGAGCTGTACAGGAGGTACGGCAAGACCGACGAGGAATTCGCCGAAATTGTGGGATAGCAGAAAACCGCATACCCACATGCGGGCATCGGGCTATAATTGGCCCAAATGCTGTCCAAGCAACGGCGCGGGCTGAATACTCCCACGGCTAGGGCCAAAGTGCATCAAACGATGCACGAATTTAAAGTGGGGACGCTGCACAGCGGCTCTAAAAAAGGTCCGCTGGTCAAGTCGAAACCGCAGGCCATCGCCATTGCACTTTCCCAGGCACGGAGGGCGAAGTCCTAGTGTCGGCACCTTCTTTCCCGGTTTTTGACCTTGCTGAGATCGCGCAAGAATCCGCAGAGCGCGCCGGTATCGACTTTCGTTCCGGCTATGCCTTGCGTACCGCGCGCCGGTCGCTCGAACTGTTGTCCATCGAGTGGGCCAACCGCGGGTTGAATCTGTGGACCATCGAGGGTCCCATTTCGATCAGCCTGCAGTCCGGCATTTATCAATACTACCTGCCGGAGGACACCGTCGATCTGATCGAGCACACGGTGCGCACCTGGTACGTGCCGTACCCGCCGGCGCCGCCCGGACCGGGCACTAACCCGACTCCCTACAGCGACCAGCCGCTCGACCGCATGACCATTTCCGAGTATGCCGCCATTCCCAACAAGCTGGCCCGGGGCCGTCCCACCATCATTCATATCCGCCGCCAGATCAAGCCCTATTTCGTGCTGTGGATGGTGCCGCCGGTCAGCCCGTTTTATCAGCTGATCGTGTGGCGGCTCAGGCGCATGAAGTCGCTCGGGGCGGGCGGCACGGGCCAGCCGGAGATTCCCTGGCGGTTCATTCCTGCCATGATTGCGGGCCTGGCTTACTACATGAGCATGAAGTCGAAGGACCCCAATGCCACCCAGCGGGTCGAGCTGTTGAAGGCCGCTTATGAGGAGCAGTTCGGGCTGGCCTCCGATGAGGATCGCGATCGCGCATCCATTCACTGGGTGCCGGGAGGCTACGAGAGAATATGACGATTACGAAAAACTGCGAGCAATGCGGAGAGCAGTTCACTCGGGAGAACTGGCATGATTATCGATTCTGCGGACGCAGATGCGCGGCGTTTTATAACAATTCGCGCCGATTACCTTTGCATGGCCCGAAGAAGCCGAGGCCGATGATTACTAAGGATTGCGAGTGGTGTGGGACTTCGTTCACCCAGGAGAAATGCCGCAAGCCTCGCTTTTGTGGGTGGAAATGTGCAGGAGCTTGGCGGGCTTTCTCCCGCTTTGGTCCTCACGAACCGAAGAAGTGTGAATGGTGCGGTTCAGAGTTCCTGTATCAGGGGAATCCTTACAAACGATTCTGTGGTCATAAATGTGCGGATGCATGGCGCGCTGATGGGCATATGACGTTCAGTGAGGAAGTGCGGAGAAAAAGATCTGAACAGATGCGGGAGTTAAATGAACGTTCGGATGTGAAGACGAAGCTTGTGGCGTTTCGCGCTTCGGATCGTGCTCCGTTCAGGCAGCAGGAGGTTCATCGTAAATCCGTCGAGAAGCAGCGAGAGTTGGGATTTCCCAATTTGAACTATGATGGCGGCCCCACCGCTCCACAGAGGATTCTCTTTGATCAGTTACCGGGGGCGACTATGGAGTTTGCGCTTCCACAAAGCAATTGCTTGAGGATTGATATAGCTATCCCTTCATTGAAGCTTGCTATTGAGGTTGACGGGCTAAGTCATGTGAAGCAGAAAGAGAAGGAAAGAGATGCGCGAAAGGACCGGCTACTAAAGGAGCGCGGCTGGACTTTGCTGCGTTTCTGGAATGCGGAGATTCTTGGTGATATTTCTTCTGTACTGACACGAATCGAAGCAACGATGACAATGCTTCAGAAAGTTGGATAAGTTACTTATGCGGTCACCTAAATTTTCTACAGGGAAGTGGGCCTGGGGAGAATGTGACATTTGTTCCATACGTTACAAACTTCTTGACCTGAAGCCCACCACGATCCGCGGCAAGCGCACCGGGCTGCTCGCCTGTCCCACATGTTGGGACCCTGATCATCCGCAGAATTTTCTGGACAAGTATGTGACGGTGGACCCGCAGGCCTTGCGTTACTCGCGGCCGGACACGGGGTTGTGGCCCTCCCGGCAGATGTTCCCGCCGGGGAACTGGATCAATGGCCAGCCGCCTACGGCGGCCCAGCAGGCTGCTATGGAGGCGGCCGAGAAGGAGGTTGAGTCATGAGAATGAGTAAAGGATTCCGACCCAGGCGTTTTCAGGCGGGCGGCTGGAATCCGATGGGGAGAGCGCCTATCACGACGGGGATGGGGATGCCGCCGGCCGCGAATCCGGCGGCAGGGCCTGTCATGACGCCGGCGGCTGCCGGTTTTGGCAGCGCGCCACCTGCGGCTCCTGGTGGCTGGAGCCCCGTGGGGGGGGTACCTTTCACCATGAGGATGGGGATGCCGCCGGCCGCGAATCCGGCGGCAGGACCTGCCATGACGCCGGCGGCTGCCGGTTTTGGCGGCGCGCCACCTGCGGCTGCCATGATGCAGGCCATGCAGGCGCGTGGAGGGACACCGACGCCGGTATCGA